TTACCACTCCAGTTTGCTTTGTATCCAGTAGACACATCTTCTGGCATGTATAAAACGACAGATTTTTGAGATGTTTGTTCATAAAATGATTCATCAGTAACACTTCTGTTGTATGATGAGACAGGTGAGCCAGCTCTTTGTGTTTTTGCTTTATTCATCCCTTGATAGGGAGGTTTGTACTCATAGAAATCAAACAACACATAGTCAGAATTAGATGCCATACCAGCATCTCTAGGATAACGAAGTGATGTTGTGGGAGTACCAGGAGCACCTAGAGCAGTAAATGATGTATTGCCACCATTCTGAGCAAGATGATCTTGTCTTGCTTGCTTAGCATCTGCTCCAGTTTGCTGCTTCCAAGCACCATTACTATATTTGTAGTATTTTTTTACAGTTCCACGTCTATTTTTCCAGACGTAAACCTCACCTTCATTACCTTTTCTATTTGGTGCTGCCATTACTTAGACATCTCCCTCGATTGTTTTGTGCCGTAACCTTTTATATTACGATATCCTCTGATTTTGTCGTAGAATGCTTCATCAGTTTCCTCCCAGACAGTTTCTTGACTGATTGGAAATACCATTCCGTTGAGGTCTCTCACAAAATCTGCTGTTGGTAGTAGAATGGCAGTATCCCATTCAGAGGCAGCAAGATCAAGATATAGTCCATCTACGTGTGCGTGTAGATATTTATGGAAACACTTCTTGGGTATGTCAATTCTACCTTGCATTAGTTTCTTTGTTGCAAGTAACCTTTTCTTTGGAGAAAGATAGTGTAGGTTTGCACCCCAGAACTCTGTCTTATTTGACTTAATTACATATACTAGAGGAAATCTGTCATAGTAAGGCAACCATCTCATCTTTGCCTTGTACTCAAACATATACATGTGTCCCATAACTGAGTATTTTCTCAGTTCATTTGCATCTTGCTCTTTAGCAAGACCAGTTTTATCTCCTCTCTCGTCGAGAATATACTTCTTAAAATTCTTTTTATATGCACTAGCTTCTGCCTTAACTGCAGAACGATACCATGCTAGTGATTTTTTTTCTCCGCCTGTCTTTGCTGTTACTCTCTCGAAGAGAGATTTGTATCCAGGGTCTCGATTGACCGTGTTGCGTTGGATGGACGCGAATCCAGTTGCCATTTTAGACTCCTAAGTGATCTTCGGTAAGTATCAAGAAGTTCATCTGCCTATCTTCACAATACTCTCGCGCAGCAGACCACTTAGTTTGGTTCTTTGCGTATGTCAGTGCAGCATTACGATAAGAGGCAGTCTTTTTGTTTTTGTCATTCGGTGGTTGTGTTTGTTTTTTGGGTTTTACTTCAATAATATATTTTGTTATCTTACCCGACTTTTCACGTACCTTAATATAAAAGTCTGGAAAGTATCGTCTCAACTTACCATCAGGTGCCCTGTATGGTATAATAATTTCTTCACTGCCCCACTGTAGTATGCTAGGGTTGTTATCACAGAACACCATGAACTTTCGTTCCCATAGCGATCTATAAACGATGTTTGTAGGATTGCCACGGTACTTCTGCGGGTTAATAGGTTTGAAATACCCAGAGTACGCCATAAATATAGTTGGACCAACATAGGTATTTAGCGTGGCACAAAGACTACCCTCTCCAGCACCAGGAACATCTGGAGGGATCAACCGCTTTTTATCAACAATTGCTGCTAACGGTGGTGTATCGTTCAGTAATAATTTTATTGTGAAATTTATGAATCCACCACCAGGATTAACTGCAATCCCAGGTGGATCTCAAGGTGTAAGTGGCACCAGTGATTATTTTGAGATGTTTTGTTCTGAAGCACAGTTGCCAAATACTAACACAGCACAAGCTCAGATGAATGGCATCTATGTTGGCAGTGGTTCAGTAAATTATCCACACACTAGAATTTTTACTGAACTTCAGTTAGGATTTATCTGTGATGCAAATTTGACTGCTCTGAAATATCTACAAGATTGGGTAGACCTTATTTTTGATGAAGTCGGTGATGATGTAAGTGGTAGAGATAAATCTGCTATGCAGAGTCTAGGATTTGGTCCTGGTAGAGAGGAGAATAGAAATATCCGTTTAAAATATCGTGATGAATATGCATGTGATATTGCTATCAGTAAAGCGGAGCAAGGATCTGGAAACTCGGCAGAAAGAATTCCTATGACATATATTCTGGAGAAGGCATATCCATATGCTATTGATGCTGTGCCTCTACAGTTTGGATCAAGTCAGATCACTCAGGTAACAGCACAGTTCTCCTACATGAGACATTATGTTATTAAGAATGACATCAGGAGTATTGGTACTATCAATCCTAATCCCTAAAATCGACTTTTCAGTTCCATAAAAGTGGGAAAATTTTTTCCGCTAATTTTTGGGTCAAAAAGTCGCGCTAAATATACATATGATCTGGTCTAAACATAATGGCATTACCACAGGTATCGCTCCCAACATATGAGTTGGAAGTTCCTTCTACAGGCAAAAAAATCAAATATCGTCCGTTTGTTGTAAAAGAGGAAAAAATTCTTCTATTGGCACTTGAATCTGGAGACGATAAGCAGATTGAAGATGCAGTGAGAACTCTGTTAAAAAACTGCATCCAATCTCGTGTAAAACTCGAAGATTTGGCGATTTTCGATTTGGAGTATATTTTCCTCAATATTCGCGCTGTGTCAGTTGGCGAAGTTGTCGAAATGCTGCTAACATGCGAAGATGACGGTGAAACGCAAATTCGATATAATTTAAATTTGACAGAAGTTCAAGTTTCCAAACCAGAAGGTCATGATAGTAAAATTATGCTATCTGACACGATGGGTGTAATTATGAAATATCCGTCATTTGAAGAATTTGTAAAAGTCTCGATTATTGGTAAAGATACCAGTTCTGAGGTTATTGATATTATGGCAAGATGTGTCGATCAGATTTTTGATGGTGAAGATGTATATGACAGTTCTACGACTTCCAAGAAAGAATTTGTTCAGTTTATTGAAGGATTGACTAATAAGCAATTTGAAGACGTTCAGAGTTTCTTCTCTGAAATGCCACAACTAAAGCATGAGATTAAACTCAAAAATCCAAACACTGGTGTTGATAATGAATTTGTTATTCAGGGATTAACTAATTTTTTCGGATAGCACTCTTCCATAACACTTTGGAAGGGTACTTTAAGACTAACTTCGCCCTGATGCAGCACCATAAATATAGTTTGAGTGAAATTGAAAATATGATGCCTTGGGAGAGACAAGTTTATACTAGTCTTCTCATGCAATACCTAGAACAAGTCAAACAAGAACAAGAAGCATCTAAGCGGTAATGGCACACGGTTTTCTGACACCACAAGCAGTATCAGGCGAAAGTCCTCTTTTTAAGAAGCTTTATAATGCCATGGAGAGTCTTCTGGAGAGGAAGATTTTCCCTTTGTCGAGAAACCAAAAAGTAATCGAAACAAGAGTTACTGAAATTCAGAATCTGCTGAAGGGTGGTAATCAAAAAGCACTTCCTCCAGCAGCAACAAAAATGCTTGGTGGATCCAAACCAAAAGGACTTCTCCCTGGCGCTGGTGCAATTGTTGCTAGAAAAGCAGGTATTGTCAACACTCAGGCAAAAACTGATATTGTCGGTAAAAATGCCACTGATATTGATAGAAAAGAGCAAAGATATCTTGGAACCACAGATCCTGATGTAGCGGGTGGTCCAAGAACTAGAAAAGGTGGAACTTTTACAGATTTTGGTTCTACTGTTCAAGCAAAACCACTGAATGATACAAATTTCTTCAGTAAAGCAGTAAATGAAGGTGTTGATGCAAATACTGGAGAATATTTAAGCAAAGAAGCAAGAATTGCTGCGTTCCAAAAAGGAAAAGTAGCAAGAAATCCAGATCAAGGTGCTCCACCTATTTCACCAGATAGCGGTGCTGATATCGTCGCTGCTGTCAATAGGAATACTGAAGCACTTGTTCGATTGGTAGATGTTACCAAAGAACAAACAAGTAACGATACTAATATTGCTCAGCAGCAGATACAAGCACAAGAGACATTAATGTCTCGTTCTAAAGCTAGAGCAGAAGAAAATCAATTAGAAAAAGGTGATGATCTCTCTAGTTTCTTAAGAGCAACTAAACTTAAGAGAAAAGATGATGGTGGCGGATCTGGAGGCGGCGGTGGAGATGATGGTCTCTTCGACTTCCTAGGTCTTGGCATGGATGCCATGGATATGTTCGGTGGCGGTAAGCGTAGACGCAGACGCCCCCGCCGTCCTAGTGGTGGTAGCAGAAGACCTCCTAGAATGCAGGTTCCTAAACCAAGGGGAGGTAGTAGCATGATTCCCCGCGCCCGTCCCCCTGCTCCGAAGGGTGGTTTTAAACTCCCTGGTCTCCCTAAGGGTATGGGACCAAAGGGTGGTGCTTTATCACTCTTGTTCGCTGGAATGGAGTTTGGTGATAGAAAAGCAGAAGGTCAATCTAACTTACAGGCAGGTGTAGGTACTGCTGCTAGTGTTGCTGGTGGTCTTGCTGGTGCTAAAGGTGGTGCAGCTGCAGGTGCTGCTATTGGTGCTCTGTTTGGTGGTGTCGGTGCAGTTCCTGGTGCCCTTATTGGTGGATTGATTGGTGGTATTGGTGGATCTATGTTGGCGGGTGGTGCTGCTGATATGGCAACAGGTGCTAGTAAACCGTTTGCTGCAGGTGGTATTATTACAAAACCAACTCAGGGTCTGGTTGGTGAAGCAGGTAAAGAAGGTGTATTCCCATTAGAAGGAAAGCGTGGTAAAGATACCTTCTTAATGATGGGAGAGGGTATTCTAGAAGCACAAAGAAAAGGAAAACAAGAATATGCAGATCTTCAATCTCTAGGTCTTAAGAGATACTTCCAAGAAAAAGACGGTTTTAAGGCATTTGGTAAGGTTCTAGGACCTATTTTCGAGACAATTTTTGGTCCTCTTATAGGTGGACTAATCAACAAAGCGGGTAATTTCTTAGGAGGAGCACTTAACAATCTATTTGGTACTGGTCGTCAACAAAATAACTTGTCTCCAGTTGCTAATACTGGTGGACTTGCAGACTTTATTGGTGGTCTAGAATCTGGAAATGATTACACCAAGATGGTTGGTGGAGCACAAGATGCATCTGTTCTTGGTAAGACTATTGATGAGTTGATGAAAGAAAAAGGTGGTCAGTTTGCGATGGGTCGTTATCAGATTCAAATGAGAACTGCTAGTGAAGTTCTCAAGAACGCTGGTATTGATACATCATCATTTAAGTTTGATGAAGCAGGTCAAGATAAGATCTTTGAGTTACTTCTTAAGAGAAGAGGAATTGATGATTTTATGTCTGGTAAGATCAGTGAAGAACAATTTGCCAAGAACCTTTCTATGGAGTGGGCAGCACTCCCTCAAGATGCATCTGGTAAAGGATATTATGATGGAGTTGGAACTAACAAGTCTTTGACTAGTTTTTCTTCCGTTACAGGTCAGTTAAGTGCATTAAAAGCATCTGGAAGTCCATTCCAAGCAACTGCTCCAGGCGCAGGTGGTCAGAATCTTGCTGCAGCGGCACAGAGTCTTAGAGGCATGAGCACAGCAGATGGTCCTGATGGTGGTCAAAATGGATGTGTTTATGCTGTAAACAAGGTATTCAATAAGGCAGGTATTACACCACCTTGGGGATCATCACTTTATGTTCCTGATGCTGAAAAATCGATGATTGATGCAGGTTGGCAGCAAGTTCCATACAATCAAATGCAACCTGGCGATGTATTTGTCATGAAGGATCAGAAGTCTCCACCACAAGCACATATCGGTGTTGCAACTGATAATAAGATGATTCTATCCAACTCATCTGGTAAAGCATCTATGAGTTGGTCATCTACAGCACAAGGATACAACTCATATTATGGTGGTGTTGGTGCGTTGTATAGAATGCCAGGTCAGCAGGCAGTATCTACTGCACAAGCAGGATCTCCAGGCGCTCCTCCAACACCGCCAAAGAGAGAAGATTTTGCTACAGGTAGAGCGGGTGCTAAAGCATTCTCGGAAGCTAGAAAGAAATTTGCTGCAACATCAGCAGCATCACCAATATCTGCTCCTTCTCCTATTGCTGCAGCACCTGCAGCACCAAATACAGGTACGCCAATTATGGCAACATCAGCGCAGGTAGCATCTGCTTCCACTGCTCCTGCAGCAGCACCTACTATCATTAATAATTACTATGGTGGTGGTAATAATGGTGGTCAAATGACACCAAATGCTGTTGCTGCTGGAATTAGCATGGACTCTTCGGGTACAGCAGCATTCCAAGAATTGAAACTTAGATCACTAGGATAATGACGCAAGAATTCCAAAACGTAACAGACTTTGAATTGAAGAGTGTTGTAATTGCTGCACTTGGAGAAACGGAAGGATATGAGATTAAACAATTGGTAAATTCATTCTCTTATGTTGAGAGTGTGACTAGTCCATTTGTTGCTGCGACACTGAGAATAGTTGATAGTGCAACGCTACTGTCAGATCTTCCTATTCAAGGAGGAGAAACTGTTAAAGTTGCGGTACAAACTTCAGTTCAGGATGATCCACAAGAATATGTGATGCAGGTTTGGACGGTTGGAAATAGATATGCAAAAAATCAGACACAAGCAT